GAAGATGAGAAAGCTAGTAGTCTTATATCTGATCTCAATGAGAAAGGATTAGAGCCTGCACAACGCGAGTGGGTCGAACCTTCCACCCTTCGCGCATTCGTCCGTGAACAATATGAGGCAGGCAGAGAACTTCCTATGGATCTTCTTGGTGCTTATATTGGTCACAAAACAACAATTAAATCTGAATAAGGTAAATTATGAATACTAAAAATGTAAAAACTAAAGATACTTTGGATCTAGCTGTTTTAGCAGAAGATTCAAAAGCCATGAGTGGTTTTGGTACTATAAACCTTGCAAGAGATACAGCTATTCCTTACATTAGCATCTTGCAAACGTCCAGCCCTCAAGTAAATCCATCAAAAGCAGAATATATAGAATCTGCAAAAGCTGGACAACTGTTCAACACAGTTACACAAGAATCCTTTGATAAACTCGAAGTCATTCCTGTTTTCTACCACCTCAAATATGTAGAGTGGAAACCTAGGGAGCAAGGTGGCGGGTTTATCGACTCACATAATGCCGACAGTGGTATTATTGGACAAACTAAACGTGACCCTATGACCGGTAAACAAGTATTGCCAAATGGTAATCATATCGTTCAAACAGCTTATCATTTTGTATTAATGTTAAGTGGTGACGGATACCAAAATGCTGTGATTAGCATGTCTTCAAGTCAACTCAAAAAGAGTAGACGTTGGAACAGCTTAATGCTATCGCAAAAAATTAAGGGTCCACAGGGTATGTTTACACCTCCTACGTACGCATTTACTTACAATCTATCGACTGTGAGTGAATCTAACGACAGAGGTAGTTGGTTTGGGTTCTCTATTGAGAAAGGTAACCAGGTAACTGATGCTTCCATCTATGGTGAAAGCAAAGCTTTTGCACAATCTGCAGCGTCAGGCGCTGTGGATGCAAAACCAGAAACCCCCAAATTAATATCAGAAGAAAAACCAAGCGAAGAATCAGTACCATTTTAATAAATAAAAAGGAACTGGAGGGTTCGTGGAAGTTGAGAAATTTAAACTTATATTTGAAGGTTTAGATGTAGCTTATGGTCAGCACCAGCCGAATGGCTCACGTGCTGACGGTAAGCAACAAGGTAAATCTTATATAGTTAGACAGGAAGTTACAGATGAGCTTTGGCAAAAACATTTGGAGGGCGAGGGTCCGTCTCTTGGTATTATTCCTATTAGGGCTGATAATACTACTAAGTGGGGATGTATTGATATTGATAGCTATCCTTTGGATCATGCTGCTCTATTCAAAAAAATAAGAAAATTAAATATACCTTTGGTATACTGCAAATCTAAGAGTGGAGGTGCACACTTATTTTTGTTTATGAAAAAAACAATTGCATCAAAATTAATAAGAAATAAATTAACACAGATAGCTGCATTAATAGGTCATTCTACATCAGAAATATTTCCTAAACAATCTAGCATATCATTAGAAAAAGGTGACTTAGGTAACTTTTTAAATTTACCATATTACAATGGTAATAAGTCAGTGCGTTATGCTTTAAAAGAAAATGGTACAACAGCGTCTTTAGAAGAATTTTATGAGATCTACGATAAAAACGTTGTAGATAACATAGATGATGTTGGGGGGAAAAATAGTGAAGAAATTATAAAAGATGGACCACCTTGTTTGCAGGCTCTATGTGGACAAGGTTTTCCTCCTGGTACACGCAATAATGGATTATTTAATATTGGTGTGTATACAAAGAAATTTGATCCAGATAATTGGGAAAGGTTATTAGAAGAGTATAATCAAAAATATATGCAACCACCACTAGATCACAAAGAGGTTGCCACAGTTGTAGCACAATTAAATAAAAAAGGTTATCAATACAAATGTAAAGATCAACCTATTAGTTCTTTTTGTAATGTAAATGTTTGCAAGACAAGAAAGCACGGTGTTGGTGCAGAGAATGTATCACAACAGTTAGGATCTTTATCTAAGTTAGAAACAGAACCACCTATATGGTTTTTAGAAATACCTACAGATGATAATGAACAAGATCTTAAAATACAATTAACAACAGAAGAATTACAAATACAAACAAAGTTTCAGAAGAGGGTTATGGAAGTATTAACCATGATGCCTCCTTTGATGAAGGCGTCCGATTGGCAACAATTAGTGAATAGTAAGATGCAGAGTGCTCTTAAAATTCCTGTGTCAAATGACGGATCTGTGTCCGGCCAGTTTTTAGCTCACCTCCAGGAGTTCTGTACTGGTCGTGCACAGGGACAAGTAAAAGAAGATATATTATTACGTAAACCTTATACAGAGGCAGGTAAAATATACTTTAGATTACAAGATTTACACGCATATCTTATACGAAATAAGTTTACACACTACAGTAATACAGGTCAAATTATTGCTGAGCTACGTAAAATAAATGGAGAACATAAATTCTGGAAACTAAAAAACAAGGGAGTTAACACATGGGGTGTGCCATCTTTTGACGAACAAGATTCAGAATACGAAGTGAGGAAACAAGATGCAACACCGTTCTAAAGAAGGCTTGGCATACATTAAAAAAATGAAACCCTTATGGAATCAAAAATATGTCAGTACTGAAAAAGGTTTTTTTAACGAAATTTGGCAAGGTCTTAAACGTAGGTGTGATAAAAATTCTTATTATCATAAGAATAGCAACAGAACACTGCAAGTAAATAATGGCATAAGAGGAAAGGATCATCTTTTGGAATTGTGGGAAAAACAAAAGAAACTTCTTGGAGGACCATATTGCATTTATACTGGAGTTAAACTCACAACTAAAAGAAACACTGGAAAAGGATATAATGGATGTACAAAAACAAACATATCAATTGATAGAATTGATGGTAGTTTACCTTATCAAGAAGATAACATTGTATTTTGTTCGTGGGAATTTAACGACAGAAAAGCTGGTGTTACCATTGATGATTGCAAAAAAATATTAAAAGTATGGGAAGAGCACAATGCCAGACGTTAATATAATACTAGGACCACCCGGCACAGGTAAGACTGAAAACCTACTGCGGATAGTGGACCAGGAACTTAAAAATGGTACACCACCGGACAGAATTGCATTTGTAAGTTTTACAACAAAAGCAACAAATGAAGCACGAGACAGAGCAAAGGTAAAATTTAATCTAACAGACAAAGACTTTCCTTATTTTTGTACGCTGCATGCATTTGGTAAAAGACAGATGGGATTTACAAAAGCAGAGATTATGGACAATAAAGATTACGCAGAGTTTTCTGATAAGTATGGTGTAGATTTAAAAAGAGTTACGACTGATTGGGAAGAAAATGGTGTTGTGTCTACGGATAATAAATATTTAAGAGATATAAATAAATCTAAAATGCAAGATCTAGAATTACAAGATTTTTATAATGCAGCAAATTTAGATTATGCTTGGGAGGAATTAATATGGGCTTACCGTTCTTTTGAGGATTATAAACAAACACACAATAAATTTGATTTTACAGACATGCTGACACAGTTTACACAGTTTGGACACACACCTCCTCTCGATGTTGTTATTGTAGATGAAGCACAAGATTTAACAAAATTACAATGGAGAATGTGTGAAAAGATATGGGCTAATTCTAAAAGAGTATACATAAGTGGCGATGATGACCAGGCAATTTTTAGATGGGCTGGTGCAGACATTGAGCATTTAATTAAGATGGATGGAAATATAAGTGTGTTAAATCAATCCTATAGAGTTCCACTTGATGTGCATTTAATAGCAACACAGGTAGTATCAAGAATTAAAAACAGGAGACCTAAAGAGTGGGCACCAAGAGCATACAAAGGAGAAGTTAGATACCATGCATACCCAGGCGCTGTTGATCTTTCTGAAGGTAACTGGTTAGCACTTGCAACATGCAGCTATATGCTAAATGATATTGAGGAAGATTTACGTCATTTAGGATTACCTTATACAATTTACGGCAAAACACCTATTAAACAAGATCTGTTAAGAGCTGTTAGTGCTTGGAAAAGATTAAATCAGTTTGAGCAATTAAATTACAACGACGTAGCTGCTATTTATGCAAATTTAAAAACAGGCTTTAATATAAAAAGAGGGTACAAAACTTTAAAAACATTAGAAGAAGGTCAAATGTATAACATAGAATCTTTGTGTATGAATCATGGATTAATAAATGCTGGCATACCTTGGGATGTTGCTTTTACTTCTTTAAGCGAAAAAGATAAATCATACATAATGTCATTAGAAAAACATGGAGGATTAGGTGTAGATCCAAAAATAAATTTAAGTACAATACACATGGCAAAGGGTGGAGAATGTGATAATGTTATGTTGTTGACAGATTTATCCCGTGCAAATCAAAATGAAATGGAAGTTAGTCCAGATGATACAGACAGAGTTTTTTATGTAGGCGCAACTCGTGCGAAGAAATCACTACATATTATAAACCCCCAAACAGAGAGAGGATATTTCATATGATAAACAAAGAAGAAATATTAAAGAAGGCAAAAGAACTTGTCACTGGTGACAGGAACGAAACACATGGAGATGCATTTAAAAACCATGCAGAAATTGCAGAGTTTTGGAATATATTTTTAGATAAAAAATTACAACCAATGGCTAGTATTACAGCAGAGGATGTAGCGTTGATGATGGTGCTATTAAAAGTATCAAGACACACGCAAGGAACTAAAAACAATTTGGATAACTTCATTGACATGTGTGGTTATGCAGCAATAGCAGGAGAAATTAATGAATCAGGATCTTTTTAGAAAAGACGAAGTAAAAGCAGAGTGGTTGCATCCCACAGAAACACCTTCAATGAAGGGTAGAGATGTGGTGGCAATTGACTTGGAAACATGTGATACAGAGTTAAAAAAGATGGGTCCTGGTTGGCCTAGAAAAATTGGATCTGTTATAGGTATTGCCATATCCAGTGGTGACTTTACTGCTTACTATCCTATAGCTCACGAGGGTGGTGGTAACATGGATAAATCAATTATCGTAGAGTATATTAAAGAAGTGTGTGAGGATGAATCTATACAAAAAGTATTTCATAACGCACAGTATGATATTGGATGGCTGTCTACTTTAGGCATAGAAGTAAAAGGTTACATACATGACACTATGATAGCTGCTGCATTATTAAATGAGAATAGATATTCTTTTACATTAAACAGCATGGTGGCAGAGTATTTAGGTG